ATGGATAGAAATGATTGGCTTGACATAGAACCGTTTTCTATAGATACAGACAAAAAAGATTGGTTTAACGCAGATTTAACTGATGAACAATTGAAGGGCCTTAAAAAGATTGAAAAGGTAAATGCTATAATAAATAGGATTTATTATGCAGTACTTAAGAAAACTGAAGAATACAGGAATGAAGACAGGAATGAAGACAGGAGGTTTGATGAAAAATGTAATCAACGTGAATTTAGGGGATTATCAGAAAAAATTAAACGCGTAGAAAGACAATCAATATGCCTTACGATTGCTTTTGTTATCTTAGCGATAAGTACATTCTTTCATTAAAGGAGGAGTTATGAAAACAGATGAGATGGATGATTATTTAATAAATAAAATAGCGAATAAAACAGCAAACCGTATTTTCGCTTTAGCCGCTATTATTTATTGTTGTTATTATTTTGGTAAATTGTTTTTTTAAATAGGAGATAGGTTATGAGTAATGAAGAATGGGGTGATGATTTTGATAGATGTCCAAGTGAACTTGTTAAGCTGATTAAGGCAGATGTTAAGGCAGAAAAGCCAGTAACGGTAGGTAGCATGGCTGATTTTTTATCTGAAGCAATATGGGCAAAAATAGATGCTAAATTAACAGAAAGAGAAGGAAAAGAAAAAGCTGAGAAAGAAAAGGAGGACAAATTCCGCAGATGGATTAAGGAAGGTTTAAACGCTCCACCCATACGTATTGTCCCTAATATAAATAAAACCATTAAAAGACTGCAAAAAGGAAGTGAACTGTCGAATTCAGAGATTACTGATTCCATATCAGAGATTACTAATTCCATACGTAATATTACTTATAAATTTAAAATCATGAAAAGAACAATAAATTTTATATTATGTTGGATAGTTATTTATTCAGTTATTGAGCTTTGTATAGCTTCAATTGCACTTTTTAATTAAATAGGAGATAGGTTATGAGTAATGAAATACAACTACAATCAGAAGGAATCAGCGGATCTATTGTTCAGTTCGGTAACGGATTTGGGACTATGAGTGAAGCTCAGAAATTCGCAGAAATTGTATGCAAAACAGAATTTGTTCCAAAAACAATGCAAGGTAAACCATTTGATGTTCTTATAGCAATGGAAATGGGGGCTGAAATAGGATTAAAGCCTATGCAATCAATACAGAACATTTCCGTTATAAATGGTAGACCTTCTGTTTGGGGGGACGCAGCATTAGCTTTAGTTAAAAGTCATAAAGATTATGAATACTGTAAAGAATATCTTACAAATGATAATAGTTGCGCAATATGCGAAATAAAAAGAAGGAATGAACCTGTAGTAACAGCATCATTTTCGATAAAAGATGCTGAAGTTGCTGGTCTAATATCTAGCGCAACCTCGCCGCACTCTCCATGGCGTAAATATCAAAAGAGAATGCTACAGATGAGAGCCAGAGGTTTTGCGTTAAGAGACTCATTCCCAGACGCTTTAAAGGGGTTAATTACAGCAGAAGAAGCTCAAGATTGTAATGTGATACAAAATCAAGAAACTAAACAATATAAAAATGTGACCCCCGTAGAAAATGAAATTATTACTAATGGAGATGTGGCAGAAGAAGTGCCTGAAGAAGCGCCCGAGGAAGAAATGATAAGAAAGGAGAATGTTTTATTACTTTTAGACAAAATGTTAGTAGATAACAAATTTACTGAAAATGAAGTAAGGAAATGGACTAGAAAAGGCGGAGTAAATAATTTATCTGAATTAAAACTCGAGACACTTGAAGCTATTCATAATAAATATAAATGATATATGCTTGATAAACAATTATTAAAACCACTTAAAAGTTTATTAAATAAACATTATAGGTGGCTAAAATCAAATGCAACAAAAGGAGAAAGACTGGACTTAAGTGATCTTGATTTACGATCATGTAAATTTTCCGGATCAAATCTTACGGGGTCTACAATAACATTAGAACAATTAGAAAGTATGTTTTTATTGGTTGACGAAACACTAACTACAATGCGGGTGGGGTTAAATGTTCATAAAATAGAAATAGAAGAGGGGGAAATATGAACGAAGAACAGTTAGATAAAACACTTAGGGATCTATTAGAAGATCATAAGAAATGGAATGACAGCTACATTAGAGATGGAGAACAATTAGATTTAACTGAGGCTAATTTAAATGTAGCCAATCTAAGTAATTCTGATTTGATCGAAGCTTGTTTAAGTTATTCTAATTTAACTGGAGCTTATTTAAGAGAAACTAATTTAACTAAAGCTGATTTAAGTTATTCTAATTTAAGTGGGGCTTATTTAACTGGAGTTAAAATCACAAGGTCTCAGCTAAATGAAATGATTATAGAGGAAGATTTATAATGTTAGTTATTTTCGTGTTATTTTTGTGCTTTCTATTGGCATTTTTGATCCTGTCTTGTGCTCCGCTGATTTCAGAGTTGTTGCTTTCGATACTTTTAATTTCGACAGTGCTTGTTTACATTTGGTCGATTTACTTGTTACTAAATAAGGAAAACTTATGAACGAAGAACAGCTATACAAGACCTTAAGAGAAGTTTTAGATAATCATAAGGAATGGGCTAATAGCGGAGGGCATAGTGGTGAACGGCTAGATCTAATCGATGCTTATTTACAAAAAGCTAATTTAAGCGGGGCAGATTTGAGTGGAGCTATTTTACACAACGCTGATTTAAGCGATGCTTATTTATATGGTGCTGATTTAAGTGATGCTGATCTACAAGACGCTGATTTACGGGGTGCTGATTTAACTGACACAGAATTACGTAGAGTTGATTTACGTGTCGCTCATATAGAAAGAGGGGATTGATACTATGAATGAAGAACAGCCAAGCAAGAACGTAGAAGAGCTTCTGGGTAAGGCGACACCAGAACAAATACAACAACATGCCGAATGGCTTGAAAGCGGAGGAAAGCTCGGAAAACCGATGTATTTAATCAGAACTGATTTAGGCAATATTCCTCATAAGCATTTTAGAAACCCAGATTCAAATTGGGATTATTTTTTTGGATCTGATTTTAATTTATGCTGAGACACTATAAAAATAGGAAAAAATATAGATGAAGAAAAATGAAACAATTATAGATTTAAGCGGACAAGATCTGAGTAAATCAAATTTAGAAGGCTGCAATTTAAGCGAGGCTAATCTAAAAGATTCAGTAATTAGTACAAATCAAGTAATGGAGTTTGATTATATAACTTCTGACTCAAAATTGAATAATGAAGTTGGCTGTATGCTGTTTTCTGTAATTGGATTTCGAAAATGCAGCGATGAGATTGAATTAGTTTTTACAGCCAATTCAGAAGTTCCGAAAAAGGCTCTTATTGGCATGATTGATAAACTAAGAAAACAAATCGTAAAGGCTATTAAAGCGGAGAAATAAAATGACGTATATAAAAACAGTCGTAATACCCACAAAAACAGTCGTAACGCCAAGCAAAGGTATTACATCAGCTGAACATTACAGAAGAAAATCAAAAAAATATGAAGTAACCGAAAAAAAAATAATGGAAACAATGGAGAAAATGGGCATTGATATTAATGATAGTAGATTTAATAAAAATAAAAAGGAGGATGTGGAATGAAAGAAGAACAGTTGGATAAGACTCTAAGAGAGTTGTTAAAACAACATAAAGAATGGGTTGAAAGCGAAGGAACAGAAGGTGAACGAATCGATTTAAATGATGCTGATTTACGTAGAGCTACTTTAATTAGCGCTGATCTACGAGAAGCAAATTTATTTCAAGCTTATTTAATTAACGCTGCTTTAACTTTTGCTTTTTTAAATGAAGCTAATTTAAGAAACTCTAATTTAACTGACGCTAATTTAATAAAAGTTGATTTAACTAGAGCTAATTTAAAGGAAGCTAAGATCAAAAGATCTCAGCTAGATACTATGATAATTGAAGAGGATACAACCACCGAGGATAACTCGGATGTTCAACTTAAGGAGTTACTGAAATGACAAGAGAATAAAAGAATGTGTTGCTCGTGGGTCTATTGTTAATCTGTGGTTTGGGACACGATGGAATAGGTTAAATCAAAGCGAATTGATTTCCACGAGCAACAATACTATTTTATGTCTTCCTTTATTTTATTGCAAACTTTAAATTTCACACGCTTGTGCGCTGGTATTATTACCTTTTCGCCCGTTTTGAAATTTCTTCCTTCCTTTTCAAGTCTATCAAGAATATAAAACGTTCCAAAGCCTTTTAATTTAACGTCTTCTCCAAGACCAATTGATTCGTGTATTGTATCTAAAAATGCACTGACATAATCAGCAACTTTTTTTTTGCTGATGCCAGATAACATAAGTTTGTCCATAACTGATGAAACTAACTCTTTCCTGTTCATGACACACCTCTCTATAACAATATGTTATTTTGTAACTTATATTTTACTACGTTTTACTTAAACGTAAATTATATTCATATATTCCATCAATTTGAGGGCAAAGACAAATATCTGTAAAAGGTTGTTTTAGATATTTTTAAACTATCGCATATCTCTCTAATTGAAACTTCCTTTGTATTATTCATTACTTTCGCCATCTTTACCTTTGGATTGTCTATAGAAATTGCTGGTCTGCCCCCGTGTCTTCCTCTGGATCTTGCGGATAATAAACCAGCCCTTGTTCTTTCTTGTATTAATTTGCGCTCAAATTGAGCTAATGAAGAGAAGATGTTGAATATCAATTCACCAGATGCAGTTGTTGTATCCATTACACCATCACATATTGAACGGAAATCGATATTCTTTGTGCGAAGATCTTCGATCAAAGACATTAAATGCGGCACTGAACGTCCAAGACGATCTAATCTCCATACAACTAGAGTATCTCCAGGAGATAAAAATTCTAAACATTTCTTTAACTCAGGCCTGTCCGCTCTTGCGCCACAAGATTGCTCTGAAAATATATCATTACAGCCAGCTTTTACCAAAGCTTCTATTTGCAATGAGACATCTTGATCACTTGTACTGATTCTTGCGTAGCCAACTAATTTCCCCATAATTTACGACTCCCATTAACTGATGAAAAACATGAGTTAATGGGATTATAATATATGGGGCGAGTTAATGGTACATAAAAGTGGGGTTTTTTTGTGTTTTTTTGGAATAATTCTAATGTACCGTTATACACCCGTTTAACGGTACATTAAATTATATTAAATTCAGACAATATAATGTCCGCATTTTTATTAAAAACTACTATTAAATCCACAACACCAAGATTCATGCGGACTGTTTATTTTAGTATTTGACGTTATTGGATCGAAAATAATACGCGCTGCTTCTATTGTTGTTTTAAATATCTCCCTATGTGGGATGCAAAACCAGAACATAGCTGATGCAGACGCTATTCTACTTCTGCCGCTATACTTACCAAGAAGATCAACTTCTGGCCCTTCTGGCAAACCGGTTATTTTAAACATTCCTGTTTTCTTATCTTCATCACAATAAATTGATTTAGCTCCATATCCTTTAAATATTACTGCACTCATTAAGTTTTCTTTGAAAGAATGATAGTTGCACACTTTCATTCTTTCTTGCTCACCGCCTTTTACATCTGGTTCAAACCAAACATAAACAGAATGATATCCTGATTCTTTTTCGCATGAAATGCATACTTTTCCCATATAGCCCCCATATTTTATTGTTTTATTGTTTTATTGTTTTAATGACTGATTAAGTCATCACCTTTCTATACGAGATTAATCGCATTAGAAATCTCTTCAATATGTATCTCTATATATGATTCATCATCAATGTTTTTAACATACTCTTTTGCAATTATTGCACAAACAACATATCTATCATCCTCAAAACATATATCTTTTAATGCATCTTCAACAAGCTTCAGTATGTTTGAGCAATCTGGATATGTGGTATGAGTTATATTTCCTGCTTTTATGTCTTTAAATCTTGATTTGGGGGGTGAGAAAAAAGCCTTAATTGATAAACCAACTGGCCCTATAATCTTTTTTACATCATTCTTCATCATATATTTTTTTGCTGAAAATCCGATGAACTGCTGATATTCTTTGACTCGCTTACTTTGAAAGACTTTGTTATTTTCGGATGAAAATTTTGGTGATTTATATGAAACAATTTCTCCATGTACTCTAAATATCATATTCACATTCCTAAAAAGAATATAACAATACCGGTAAATGTTAGTAATAATACGAATATTGAAATGCCCATACTTCCACGAATCGGGCTAATATAATCACTTCCATCTTTTAAATCAAAAAATGGAGCCGACATTTTACATCCGTACTTTTTCGCTAAGTTCATAACAATATCACACCATTATAAATCGTATGATATTATATCATTTCTAAAGGAAATCAGTAATACTTTGTTTTGTTATTATAAGTAATCTCTTATGATAATATTTTTCACTTTAAAAATAAAAAAAATGAAGGAGATAAAATGAAAAATACATGTTTTTTCCCAACTATAGCGGGGGTTTTACCCATACCTAGACAAGACGAAAGGGATGATAATAATGCTTTTTTTGCTGATGCGATAATGTATGTCATGCTTGAAAGACGCCGAAGCAATAAAGCAGCTAGAATTAGAGAAAAAGAGTTATCGTTACCGCCCCTCAGAAATGATCGTCAAGTACAACTCAATAACATTAAGAGCGGATCGTCTAGCGATTTAATAAGGTCAATGTTTGCATATAGATAATGTACTATTTCTTTTTCTTTTTCTTACCGCGACCGGCTTTACTGTAGGCAATAGCAATTGCTTGACCTCGTGGCTTGCCTGAACGTATTTCGGTCGCGATATTTTTACTGATAGTTTTATTTGATTTACCTTTCTTTAATGGCATATTGTCACCTACAAAATATTTGAAATAATTCGTATATCGCCCCCAAAGAAGCTGTTAACGATCCGATGAGAATAAATACAATCTTTTTATTAAAACCCGGTTCTTTTTTGACTTTCTCATTAATCTTTTTATCAAGACCATCAATCATTCTTTTTAAATTAAAAACCTCAGCCTCAATCTTGAATAAATGTAAATCAATATTCTTACATTTCTCGTATCTATCACCTATACATTTAGGTTCTGTAAATTTCTTTTTGAAAAACATAAAAAATTCCTTCCTATTAAACCCAAACAACATCGCCGGATAAAATCCATGCATTCGCACCATATTTATACCATTTTACAACAGCACCATTCCCGTCTGTATAAACATTTGTTGCCACTGTTCCTATGGCTTTGATTGTCTGAGCGCCACCAGCAATAAACTTTACTGCGTTAGTATTAATCTGCATGACATATCCGTAGGCACCAATCGGTATTGTTGAATCAGAATCAAAAGTTATCTCAAGATCTGTCGTTGCGTTATTATACGCAATCGTATGATTCATATCATCCTTATCAATGGTTATACCAGTTGTTGCAACTACTATAGTATTTTTTACTTTTGGATATATAAGGTTACATACGGAATCTGGTTGTATTACAATAGAATGAAGCCAACTTCCTAATTCGCTTCCTGCGGTTATAATCTGCGCTCCAAGTTTAAGCTCATTTGATTCACCGTAAATATTAAAACTTCCGCTTGAACTTGTGCTTTTTAATTTATCGTCACCTATATCATATCTTGCATAATACGCTAAGTTAAGAGGATCGGAAAAAGAACGAGCTTCGGCAGAGGAGGTTGGGAATCCTTTGTTTATATATCCCGCTATTTGCATTCCCCCTTCATTCGCAAATCTATAATAAAAATTAGCAAGCCCGTTTATTAAATCGCCAGTACCGGCCCCTGGAACGTTTCTTTCGTTCCCATTAATATAAACAGTAGTAGAAATACCAGCATCTATACTTCCCTGAAATTCATCATTTATAATATATACAGTTACAGATCCTGAACATATTAATGCTTCATCTCCAATGCTAGGATTTATAATTTCTTCACATTTTAAATATACTTCTCCGCTACCAGTAATCTCCATAACAGGACAACCACCACTTTCCAAATGATCAACATTGACGTGGACTACACTTCCGCTACCTACGTCTATACGTAATACTCTATCAGTTGCTGTGGCCGATGCATTTTTTAACGTATCAAAGTCAAAAAAACTTTCCTTGCCACTTCCAACAGTAATATCAATTACACTCCCTGTATAATTAACACTAAATACTGAGTATGGCGCTTCTATATTAATATTTCCTTGAGATACCACAAGATTTGTATCTACTATATGTTGCGCATCTTGTTTGTATACAACATAAGGCGCAGAAGCAGCTTGTTCAGCTTCTGCCATATCAATACCTTTTTGTACTGTTTCAAATGCTTCTTGAATATTAGTTCCAGTATTAGCATCGTCTCCATGTCCTGCAACATAAAAGATCTTCTCCTCTGCTACTCTTGTATAATCTTTTATCTGAAGAGCTGTAATTTTGTTTGCAGTCGCACCCCCGGTATCGGTCTCAAGTTGCATAGTATCACCAACTGATCCAGCGACAGTTAAATCATTTATTTTTTTAGTAGCCATTTTATAGTCCTTACTTTATTGTGTTTCTAAATAAATATTACCGAAAGTTCTCTATTTCCTTTAATTTGCTGTAGCCGAAATATCACCTGTTAACATATAAACATCATTACTGATTTTCTGCCAAAATACTGACCCACTGTTATAATTAGTAGCACCAGGATTGGCAATATAATTATTTGGTTCACGACTTTTAAGTGTCTGAGAACCCGAAGTCGTAAGTTGAATAGTTGCAGCATCAGTATTTAAAGATCTGTGTATCCAGCCAGATGCACCAATTGAAGTAGCATCATTAAATGCATCGGTAAACCTTATCGTCAGAGATGAAGAATAATTATTTTCGATATATATACCCACATCCGAATAAGCCATATCATATGCACCAGTTGAAACTTGATTTTGGCTAGCATTATCATTTATTTCATACCATCGGTTTGTAAAATTAGTAACCGTCCAGACACCGCTGGCTTGATCAGTTTCAACCGATGTAATACATAAAGATGCATTTTTTAATTCAGAATAAGTACTCGCAGCACCAGGATTATTTCCACTGATTCTGATAACGTTAGCACCATTACATGTAACAGTAAGTTTCTCGCCACTTATATTAGTAAAAATAAAACTAATACCTACGCTTCTTGCAGTTATTGCAGGCAAATTAAACCTACAGTTATCTCCACTAGTGTCACAATTAGCATTAGTGCATACTGCGCCAGCATCATTAAAATTGAGAGTTGTAGAGGTTACTGCGCCATCTCGCGGGGGATTAATAACCCTTTTTTTCCTCCCATCTAGCCAGAAGATAGAACCGCTATTATTAATACCAAGAATAGTAGATTGATCTCTAATATCTGCGTATAAAGTACCGCCAGAATTCACAGTAAGTATCATAATTCCTGAACCAGCAGTTAACCAAAGGGTAGCTCCGTCCTTAACCGTCACGGTTCCAGCTAATTCTCCACCTATTTTAATATTTGCACGACTATTGCTTTCTAGCGTTATATCTCCACTATAATCATTTACTAAAGTAATGGATGCGCTTTCGCTAGCAGCTATATCAAGCGTACCGATGATATCTATTCCAGAATGATTTAGATGCCCTGAAGTAATATTAATTGCCGGAGCATTACTATTAAAAGCCTCGATTCTATCAACATGACTATATAAAGTTCCATCTTCTATTTTTAAAATAGTATGGCCGCCCCCCTTATTATCTTCCATTAATTGAGCATATAAATAAGATGCACCGGAACCAGTTTTACGCACTATGTCCGTTGAACCACCTAACCTTGAACGAATAACCCCAACATTTACAACATTGTTTAATCCTATTTCACTTAAGTCATCTTCAATAACGATATTTGGAGCATTAAGATTTATCCATGGAGATCCCCCCAAATCAAAACTAGTATAAATGCCAGAATCTTCGCAATTAACTGTTATGATATTTGATGAAGATGGTGTTAAATCACTTGCAGCATTTATACCTTGATCTATTCCAGCTTTTGCCGCATCAGGACTAAATCCATCATTATCCACGTATCCTACACTTGAAAACCAAATAGCATTTTTTCTCACTAATCCATTAATTTCAACAAGAGATCCTGGATCAATTGAATCACCCACTGATGTTGTTCTATTAGAACAAGTTATGTGTACATTATCTCCAGAAGCTGTCGATACCAAACCATCCCAAGCTCCACCAATAGAAACAGTTAAAGTACAATCCCCTGCACAAATAATATCACCTTCTAAATCACCAATAATACTTACATTAGCAGATTGTGAAAAATCTATTCTTATGCCACCTCTACTATATTTTCCAATATGATTTATGTGACCAGACACAACGGCTATTGAACTTTCATTTCTATTAACACAACTTAGTATTTCAACCGTACTATTTAATGTTCCTCCAGAAACAGAAAGTGGAATAGCAAAACCTGTATCAGCATAAATCTTATTTGCTTTTAGCGTTGATGTTCCAGTGCCAGTTTTTGAAATAATTGCTACATTAGTAGCGCTTACTAAAGTTATATTATTAAGAAAAACAGAATTGTTATCTCCAATAATATTACTCTCATCAGTACTACTCTCTATATTAGTGGTAGGAGCATAAATGTTAATCCACGGTTTAGAATCCAATGAAAATAGATCATATATATAACCATCCTCACAAGTTGCTGTAATAGGATTTGTTGACGTTGGCAGTAAAGAATTAGCTACAACAATTGCCTCTGCAATACTACTTTTTGCAGTTGCTAAACTTCTTCCGTCATTCGTCGTTTGACCAACGCTTGACCACCAAACTGCATTATCTTGCGCTGGTTCTGTTGGCGCTGAAGCCACTCCACCAGTACCACCTGTCGTTCTTATATCTATCCAGCGACCAGAAGATTCGGGTGCAAATGCAGTATCCCCTTGTTTTTGTACATACGCTGTCAATAATGGCAATCCAACTAATCCAGGAGGAGTTTCAGGAAGAGCACTATTTATGGCATCAATTTCAACTGGAAATTGTTCTCTCGGGTAAATCCAATGAAGAGCTGCTCCGCAGCTTAAAAACATTCCTTTTGCATATCTATTTGCTGAAAGAGCTGTAACATCAGTTCCATCATCATAATTGTTATTATCTATTTGAGCGTTTGTATCTGAATCCCAAGCCGCGCTAGTATGGAAATGTCTAATCATATTGTCTGTTCTGGATACAATCTGAATGACATCCACTCGTTTATGTAAATCATTATAAAAAGTTCCAGCATCTCTAATTACATCAAAAGCGTTAGTAACATCAGTATCTTCATATACTTCCATTCCTTCCGTAACAACGCTTGGGAATACATTTGAAATACCGCTCAATAAATTAGCTTCCTGCGTTCTAAGAAGATCTTCATCAGACTTAAAATAAATAACCCCATCTTGAGCGCTGAATCTTGATATTGAAACTTCCGGTTCTACTGGTGGAGTAGTACTTAACGTTAGAGATGTTCCGGAAGACCAATATAAATAACTTACAGCATTATTCGTGCATGCAACAGGGCCTCCAGCAACCGTCAAAACTATTTCTTGAGTTACTTCGTCATAAATACTTCCATTAATCCAACTAACATTAAGACCACCCGTTTCGGTAATTGTTGGAAATTTAGTAATACCGCGATTAACATTATCAATGTAAGATGGGATCATTGGATTATCAACTGGAGTAAACATAACTTCATCTGTATCAGTTGAATCAGTTGCTCCTTGTTTTATTACCAAATAATATAATCTGACAATATTTTCAGCTTCTGGAGCTGGAATAAATATCTCACCATCAATAGAGTTTAGAGCTGTCCTAGAAGAATCATAAACTGCCCTTCCATAAGTAATGCTCGTTATATTAGCGCCGCCAGCAGCCATAGCCATACGCTGAACACTCCACATTCCAGTTGGAACAGGTGTCAGAACTCCTTCGTCATTGTAATTATCTGGATCAAGAAAATTTGTTGGAAATATCTTTGGAATAAAAACGCTATTTAAACCAGCATCTAAATAAAAATAAGTAAATCCAAGTATTGGATTTTCAGTAATCGTAGGTAAGGTATTACAGTTTTTGTCGGTACCAACACCTTGTGCTAACAATTTACCTTCGCTTCTTTGAATTGTTAATGTACTAGAAACTCCAGAATATTCATTTCCTTCTTTATTAACAATACCTAAGTTACTTAACAGATCTGATACTGATTGACCAGTTTGCCAAACAGGTTGTCTATCCAACGTTCCAACTGATCGTACGATAGTATTGTCAGCATGTCCTACTTGTCCAATAACAATCAAATCTCTTTTTTGTTCATCAGTAAATCCCGTTGATTGCTGAATTACAGTTCCTGAACTATTCACGGCTAAGTTTGTAAGAGGATCAGTTGCAATATTCGTTATAACCAATTCTGGATTCCCGGGATAACTTACTGGCGTTATTACTGGAGATTCTGTGTCAGTATAACTATCTAAAATTTGTCCTTCGCCAGCAGCAACAGTTACCGCCTGATCATTTGTTGGATGAACTCCTAACGTAAATCCAGCAATTACACCAGTTTGAGTTGAATAACCAGATGTTGTATTTGCTCCTTCAGTCCAATCACTATTTGTTATTCCGCCTTTTAGTTGATATGCGACTCCAGTATCTTGAGTAACAACAACCATACCTTCACGTCGTCTACCTGTAGGTATAGCATCTCTCGCTGTAGTATCGGCAACAGAACGCCATCCATCTATCCCATAGAATGGGTCAATAACTGGATATGTATCTGAATCATCTGAAGGAGCTACAAATCCTGTAAATCTTACTCCACCGGGTATTGGTGCCATATTTATTCTCCTATGTTGCAACTACTATAGTTATAGAACTTCCAATAATATTTGTTGTTCTATATACCGAATAATTTGTTGTTATTCCATTTACATTGGTTACGCTAACTATATCTGGACTTTCCATTGGAACATCCAAACTTGTAGCTTGATCCTTAAAACTTGCTGGTTGATTAAATAAAGATGGCCATGCAAAATACTTATAATCACCTGCTGCGAAACTATAATTTCCGGGGACATTTGTATCCAATCTATCATCAGCAAGCGCTTCAATCTCAGATTCAGTCAATGAAGTGTTTGGGCTAGTCCCCCAATATATTCTCCATTGCCAATTAACCGTATAATTTCTCGTAAATGTCTGCAATTTAGTATTTGTTCCTTCAATTCTCCATTGATTAGAGGCTTGTGAATTCTTTACAATTGGGGGAGTGAAATCATACTGCTCTGACCCATCATTAATAAGACCAGTAAATAACGTAGATGAACCAGTTATATCATATATATTAATACTATTTGATTGTATGTTTGTTGGATTAGTTGTCCCCCATATAAAGGTTTCAATACCAGTTATTTCAGTTCCAACTTCAATAGGAGAGGCTTGACCTGAAATACTAAAGCTAGAAAATGCTGGATATTGATATGGGTATAATAGTCCGTCAAACATTTGGGTTAAGTCCTGATCAGTAAATGTTGTTCCAGTTTCATATCCACCCACGTCATCAGGCATTGGTGTTGCATTTGTGTATGAAATAACATTAACGCCATTAACTTGATATTCTTGTCCTACCGCTATATCAACAGAGTTAAATGTAACATCAGATGTAGTAGATAAATCTTGGTCTAACGTAGAACTTGTTTGAACCAATAATGATGAAGTGCCTCTGTTAATCTGAAATTGATTAGCCGCAGGCTCTGTCAATGTGGTTGTTGATTCATCTAATCCATCTAAAGTAACATTCGTTGTTTGAATGGCATTAGCTAATGTTCCACTAAATTGTAAATCAGTCGTCAATATCTTTGTTGATAATTGAGCCGCCGTAACTCTATTAGCAACAGAACCACCAATATCAGTCTCGAGCTGCATCGAATCACTAACTGCACCCGCAAGAACTAGATCATTAATTTTTATATTAGCCATACAATCTCCTAATAATCAGAATCAGCCGTTATTCTAGTATCTCCTTCCGCAGTTATTCTGTTATCTCCTTCTGCGGTTATTCTAAAAAAGTTCTGGAAAATATGCTGAAAAGGAGTTGCCAACATTCTGAAATATTTCAATGATGTTTTTAATAACTTTTTGCTTTTCATAAAATACCTTATTTCGTCCAATCAGTTAATTGTTGTAGTGTCGTCGCCCAAAACATACCAGTAGAGGTGGTTGTTTCTGGAGCCCCATCAATCGTTGCTCCTGTCACTATTTGATCGCATAAAATTGGTATGGTCTCACCAGCTTCTGCTTGTATTATATTATAATCGTCATAACTACTGTTATAAGAAACAATTGTTCCGGCAGTCCCCGCTTTTATCCATGTTGCAAATTCTCCAAATGGAGTGTCTACAATTACACGCCTACTTTTTACAAATTGAATCCCAACTTCATTATTGGGGGTCATTCTATTAAATTTTGGTATTGTCATATCTTTTCTCCTGTTTTTTTAAAGTTAAGTTAATCTATAATCTCTATATCCAACCGAAAGAGCACGTAATGAATTAGTACTACTACCACCAGCATCAGAAACATAATAGTCAACAGATTGAGTAGATGTTGTTAGCTGTTGATCTCCGCAAAATTCATTCCCATCATCTCCCCCGATATTACATGCAGAAGGCCAAGCAGGATTAGGAAGAAATGTATAATAAAATGTTACGTAAATCCCGGACGTTCCATTAGAATGAAGACGAACATTACAAATACAATCTACTGTTACATCAGTTGGAGTATCTACTGTCATTGATCCGCTATCATCTCCGACAAAAGTTCCTGGAGAATAGAAATAAAAATCTTCTTGATAAAGCGTTAAATTCTGCTGTTGAGTAAACTCTCTTATTTCCGTTCCAGTTGTAAGAGTTTTAATAGAACCAATTCTTCTGTAATATGTATACTCAGCCGCTACAACATTTGTATCAGCCAATAAATTTGATGCATCAACAGCAGAATCAAATCCCACATCAACGGTATTAGTTCTATTCCCAAATTTATCTATATCTACTTTCATTATTGCAAATACGTGATACCAAGTATCAAGTGCTATAACTATCGTATCTGGGAACCCACCATTACCATCACCTTCAACCCATGTTGAATCTGAAAACTTAGTAATAGATGGAACTGCAAATAAATCATTACGTCCAACATCAGTACAATCCCCCAAAGATATTGTGATATTATTTACTGCATTCCACGTTAAATATGCTCCAGAGATATAATTAGGAGGAGGATTGAGGGCCAAGGGAAGCTCAAGAGCTCTCTTCTTTATATATTGCTGATCATATGTCAGGTACTCATAATCAAGTACCGCAGAACCTAAGTTTATTTGAAAGTTTGTAAGGTCAATTTCTGTGGTGACGTTTACGGGGAGTCTAATAATAAATGCAATATAATCATCATTATTAGTTCCAAGGGTTTTACCGCTAATTGTTGGTAATGTTAACGTATCATTAATTTTGCTCCATGTTAACGAAACATTATGCGATGATATTGAAGCACCAACATCTGCACTCGGCGCCCCACCGGTTCCAAAATGTTGAAGATATCTAAACTCTAAAACTTGAACAGGAACTGTTCCCTGCTGTTCAACAGCAAGAACTATAGGACTTCCCTGGAATGACTCTACGCCTTTTATCTTTATATATACATCTTTGTATGTTTCTCCAATAGGAACATTTGTACATGCGTAATGGAGATAATATTTAGGACTTAATGGTGGAGTAGTAGATCCAAGAGCAAAATCTATAAAATCTATTGAATCCGTAGCTGATGTATTGTTTTTATCAAAATACCAATAATCAGCAATTGCGGTTTCAGAGGCTGGAAGTGTTGAAATTGACGCATCGTCAAAGAATAAAAATTGTCCGTTGATGACATAATTCAAATAATCCATTTCAGTAACGCCACCACCTCCACCACCTCCCCCAGCGGGAACATAATTATCAGCCTCCCAGATTAATTGAGTTTCCGTAGAGTCCTTGCAAACAATATAATATGGCTCATCGTCATTAAAATATATTAGTCCAACACTTCCTATACTGTCTAATGTTAGTGGGTTGTCATAAGCGGTTATCCCATTCTCATCATAGTAAACTGCTTTTTTCTTATCTTTAGCAACCGATCTATAGAAAAATATTTTTCCACCAACATTTGGTAAGCCAGCTTTATCTAAAAATTCCCATCTAGGGATTGTACCGAGATTGAATGCCATACTTTACTCCTCAAAATAAATCTTTACCATATTGTACGCCACCTTTTAATGCGGCCATTTTTGCAACATCTCCCATTCCACCGCTAAGTATTAAATTTCTTATAGCGGGAACCATCATTAAATATTCAGCTCCTTCTTCCGCAACCTTTGGCCCTAATAATGCAGCAGCACCAGCTAATGGAGAAGCTCCAACAGCAAGACCGCCAGCAAGCCCATATCTAGCAAGTGTACCAAGTCCTTCTTTTGGTTCTCTTAAGATTCCAGGCATTCTTTGATTTATTTTCTCTAAATTATCTAACTGCTTCCAGTGTTTTGGGAACAATAACTTCCGTTGATTTTTACCAAGCTTAGAATATCTATTTATTATTTCCTGCGGATTATCCTCAGCTCCTTTTAAGTAATCATATGCAATCAAATCTCTAGCCTCTTGATTGGGGGCCATTTTTAAATATTGATTTAATAGTTTTGTTTCATCTTTCTTGGATGCTTTAATATGTTGCGGAGATATAGCTTCTGTTGTTCCTTTACCTTTCAAATAATAATCAAAGAATGGAGTAGCTTTCTTTTCTCCTTCCATTCTTTCAAATGGAACAATATTTTCTCTATAGAATTGATCAGCTTCTTCCCATTTCTCCTTTAAGTCTGCTGTAGCTCCAGCGCTATCCTTCACGCTACTTCTCAACCCTTGCTTTATATTATGAAGGCTAGATCTTATTGGTTTACCAGGCTCTACGTCAGCTATCATATTATTGATATCTCTCTTCAATAAATCAGCATCAGCGAAACTATCGATTCTTACATTCTTAAAATCTTTAAGAGTATTGCTTAATTCTTGCTTATCTTTCTTCAGTAATTTTGTTTCCGCATATTGCTCTAAACTTTTATTGATCTTTCCAAGCTCTTGATCGATAGATTCATCGTATAATTTCTTTTCGAATTTGAAATCTGCAGGAATATGTTCGTTTAATTCCCCGTATTTTCTAGCAGCCATTTCATTAAGATCAGCATAATGCTCTTTCTGTAAATTAAATAAATCATTCGATACGGTTTCTGCTGAAGAGCTACCTTTTAAGGATTTTGCAATATCTGAAGCTTGTCGCTTTAGAACTGGAGATGCTGCCCTTTTCAAGGGATCAAATCCTAATTCAGATATTACTTTACCCGCAACTGGAGAGGCCGCACCCATGATTCCCCCTAGGGCAGCCCCACCAGTTAACCCTTTCATAAATCCCTCAGGACTTTTTGCGGCCCCATATAGTCCACCTAACGTTGCTCCAGTAAGTGCCGCACCTGCGGGAGCTGCTAGTTTACCTAACCCTTTAAATTTTGCCATAGGGGCCGCAAAAACGGCAGGATCAAGAAGCCTTCCAGCTTCAAACAATCCTGGATATTCAACACCTTCTTTCAATTCCGGAGATTTGACCCTCCCAATTGCTTCGGCTAATTTTGGTCTACCAGTAACAGATGCTAATGCGCTTGGAAGATTAACAGCTCCTGTCAGCAGATCGAACAGATCTTGAGATGTACCCAGAGCTAAGCTTTCTAATGCTTGAACAGGCTTACTCTTTTCTAATCTTTCTAATAAAGGTCTTTGTCGCCCACTAATCTCAGGTGACGGAATCCTTCTGCTTACGCCTTGATCAGGAACTTGTTGAGTTTTTAACGCTCTAGCCCTTTTTCTTAATGCTTCTAAATCAGCCATTATTTACCGCTCCTAATATCTTGTATAAGAACACTAACAGGTATACCTTCTTCATCAGCTATTTTAATGACGTCTTGCATTGAGTACCCAGTACCGCTTAAATCAAATTTATCTATGACGCCTTTCCTTTCATGTTTGGCAAGTAGTCTTGTCGGCTTTTCAACAATATCTCTACGAACTTGTATTTCTTGCTCTAAAGTATTCATTAGCGTATTAAAAGCAGTCATTGCCATTTCTGGTGAATTTTTCCACGTTGATGGATTTGCGGCTGATTGCAATAATTTTTGTTGAGCTTCTGTGACTGATAATCCGTAATACTGCGTTATCTGAGGAACAAGAGTTGAAGTCGCAATCTCTGCAAACTTAGTATAATCAGTTAATTCAGGACTAACTTCCCCAGATGTTTGTGCATTCTTAACATCTCTGGCATATCTAAGTTTACCTTTATATCCAGAGTAATAAGCCATTGAAGGTCTATAGTCTTCAATAAGATCCATAGTTTTTTCTACCAATGCACCAGCCGTTAATTTCTTTGCATTATCAGTTAATCCAGCTAGTCTGCTTAAATGTAAAGAATATAAAGCGCTATCTTCTGATCCAAATTTAGCTTTACTCAGCTCAGGTAAATCTTCTTCAGTTATTTGCGCTAATTTATTCTCCATAGAACTAGGTATAATCTGAGGTCGTGACAAAGAGTCACCGACTGGGATTCTTTCTCGTGCGGGCGCCTGTAGTCCCAGAGGTTTGCCAGTCGGTGACAAACCGGCACCTACATATCTTTTCTCCAATAGTCCCTTACCCATGCTTGTTAGTGCTCTTTTTGGTAATGTTTCTTGTAATGCTTGTCTGTATCCTATCTGACCTTGTAAATTCTGTAAGGTAAGAGCTAAATCTGATTGAGCTTCTTGGAAAATCTTAGAATCTGTACCATATCTAGTACCCAAATCTCTCACATATGCTCGCTGCCTGGCAATCTCAGGCAATCCAGCTAAAGATGCTGCTGGATGTTCCATGCCATACAATGTTTTCTTTGTCTGAGCTTCTGTTAATGCAGCTTTAGCTTCTTCCATCTTTTGCTGTTGCGCTGCTTTCGCTAGAGCAATTTGCCTATCTCTTTGTTGTTGCGTTACCTCCGATAACGTCATCGGTGTAGGATAAGGAAGTTGCCCCATCAATGGATTTGCCATATATTACCTCTATTATAATAATCCCAATAATGCACTTCCGGCACCACTCATAGCACCGCCCATTCCGCCACTCATTCCGCTAGCGAAACCACCTATAGCTTGCTGCAATGGTTTCATGGCAAATACGCCAGCCTCTCCACGTGATTGCGCTGCCTGTGCCATTAAATCCGCAATATTAGATGTTTGGGTTGTCGCCAACTGGCCATATTGACCAATTGCTTGCTCTCCTTGGCGAGATATATCCGAAAGTCCACCAGTGTATCCACCATATATTCCAAGCATATTTTGCAACCATTGTTGTTCATCCGCAGCAGTTAATTGTTGTCCATATTTTTGTAATCCTTTCAACATTTCGCCACTTCCAAGCATTCCAGACGCTGACGCGCCTTGTGTTGCCGCTCTAGTTCCTTCCTCTAATGCTAACTGAGCTTCTGGTGAAGTCTGATATCCTTGCATCATTTGAGAATAAAACTGCTGAGGATCCCCCATTCTCTGAATCGAAGGTAAATATTCAGAAATAGCGGATCCTCCAGCAGAAATATATGGGTCATAATATCCCCCAAATTGTTCTCTGAGTTGTCGCATTTCCTCAGCTGATCTTTCTGCGGCATGTTGTTCACCTCTAGCCGCTCCATATCCACCGCCAGTTAATACATCCATCCCAAAATCAAATACACCCATTTCTCACCTCACTAGTTATCAATTTTTAATTTCTCTATAGTCTGGTCAACATAAATTGGCGTAACAAACAAAGAAAACTCCGGCTTTATAAAATATAAATCGAAGTCAAATGCGGCTGTCGCGTCAAGTATTATCATCTTTACATACACAGTATTCGCTTGATTATCAGAAGTGCTTGTAGGACATCTAAATGTCGCCGTAATCAATTCTGGTTTACCTAAATTAGGTTCTACATAACCAGGCCTACTCTCTTCAATAAAGTCTTCAGTACCACTATTATCAATATCAAAGCCTACATGGAATTTTACCTTTATTTTTGAAGCTCCATTATTCATAATAAGAGCGCTAAAAGTTATCGGTTTCTCATGAAACTTCGATACCTGATTAGCTAAATCTTGAGAAATTTCATATTCATTTGCAGTAACCGCCGTTACATCAAAATTCACATATCTTTCAGAACCGGTTAATGCATTATCCTTAATAGAAGTATAATAAGTTGGCGTAACAGTAGAAGTCATACCTCCAACATCAACATCCCATTCTTCTACAAATTCACCATTACCAACAGTGGGTGTATTCCCTACCGTCCTAGACCAATTAAAATCTGGATTTAACACAATATGATTATTCGGAATCAATTTAAAATTATTAGATGCATCATACATTTGGTTCATCCACGTTTGCCAATCTACAGCTATCAAACCGCTCTCACCGGTTAAGGTGTTAAATACTGGTGGTTGTGATATAGCTACATTTGCCATTTTCTTTTCTCAACTTTCACAAACTGTATAATCAATATAAGAATCTAAAATAATAAACCTAACGGGGGCAAAAAATTCTATCTTAATTACCAAATCGTTAAATATTCCCAAATTCTTCCATTCTGTTCTCGTTGTTCTTTCGCCGGTCGCCCCGAGGAGACCTTCCATTTTATTCCCAAAAGTTACGCCGCCATCTTCTGATATACTTAGAAATATTTTTGGATCATCATAATAAGTATTCAACTCTCCAACTCCCTGCAAGAAACTAATACCTATTTCGCTTACAATTAGTCTCCTGTTATATGGATCTTTTATTCTAATACCGCTTCTTTCTCTTCTGAATACTTCAGAATCATGCGTAATATATGAACTAGACAATTCATGTAGGTTGCTATCATCATATAATAGAACGTAATGCTTATTTCCATAGAATGCATGCGTTTGAACTTTATATCTATTCTCTCCAATATATTCTCTTTCAGACCAACTATTATCAGTAATGTCATAACACCACGTGTGATTAGCTGCTGTGAAACTAAGTTCGTAAAAGATGTGTCCATCTATCTTATAGATATATCCGACAGCATCTGATACGTCATCGTATAATTGTATTTGTATATCTACGTTTCTTGTACTAACTGAAATTGGTAATGTTCCGTCAGTCATCACAACAGAACCAACACCATTTTCGTTCTTAGATAACCATATTAATCTATTCTCTCCAGTCGCGATGCTTGCTGGAGCAGCACATCCATATGGCAAAATCAAATTATTCTGTCTTCTAAATGGGAAATCGGAACCGCCAGCGTTGTACCAAATCTCAGTAGAGATATCACCAAACACAAATAATTGCCTATGAACAGTTCCAAGTCCAATAACTCTGTCTGGTTTTTCTGTGATGGATGCAAATCTAAGAACATCCCATGCTGTACCGTCATTTAAAGCTGAAACATAAAACTCATTTGATCCACCTTTATTTACTATGAAATAACCATCAATATAAACAACATATTCAGGAGACGCAGGGAATCCGGGGGTTACAATCTGAGTAAAGGACGTCGCCCCTTCATCATAAATATAACCAGCAGCCCCATCGACAAATATTATTTCTTGGCTGTTATTGTAAGCAATAGAAACATTTCCGGTTACGGTTCCAATTGTACCAAGCAATGTTGGAGTAAGAGCCGCATCAAATACATATACCCTGTCACCTATTACACCATATAAAAGATTTGTGTTAAATTTCGTGTACAATTTTCGTCCAACAGCAGATACAGCTATCTCTACAACTTCTTGATAACCCGGCATATCAACTAATACAGGTAATAACGAATCCTTGTCCGAATGGACATACATGTTCACCGTACGTTGTGAATCAACAAGCGGATATATATATTCGTTACTAGATCCTATAAGTTTCATCCGAGCTAAAGTCATTAGAATATCACCCCCATTCTGCTGTCTTGCGTTACCGTTTGAACGCCGAATGTTGGATTTTGGTTTATAGATAATGCAAAATCAGCTGATGACTTTATTTCTGATACCATCGTTTTATATTCATTTTCTTGGAATGCATTCCAATTATCAGATTTATATATGTCTTTAAGTTCTCTTGCTAAAGCATATCTTAAAAATCTATGATAATAGCCAGGAACATCATACAAATGGTCTTGTATATCGACATCAGATAGATATAACTTTGCCCTAAAATTACATCTATATGCAACATCTGGAACTGGGAAAAATATTAATTTAGACGTATCAACGCCTTTCTGTAAAATGACTTTTGTCGGTCTTGCCGTAGTTGAATTGTTTCTAACGATCATGTCGTATTGATCATAACTTACAATAGAAACTGGATATGAAGTATCGTACTGTGTAGCATATGATACTGTTACATAATCTAATTCAATAATTGGATTAGAGTTAACATCGGAACTAGCATCTTTAGATACAACATATTCATTTTGTGTTGCAACCATATCAAACGATACATCAGTATAATATGGTATATATAGCCCACTAGATTGGAAATAATCTAACATTTCGTTAAAGTAATACAATCCTGACAATAGTTGTTCCCCCGATAATAGCTTATACGGAGAATATATTCCTATCGTTTCAAATGCTCTGATAATTAAATCATTGACTGTGATGTCTACACTCATTCGACCACCCTAGTCCTTTTTCTTCTGATTTTTATTTCTGGTTTCTCACCATCTTCAGACTCAACTATGTTTTCATGTTCGTTAAGTTCGTCCGCAACCACAACATCTTGACATTTAGGTACGATTTCAGCACCAACACATACATAATTGTTCTTATCTACAAGACGAGGATCATCAAACCATTCAATGTAATCAATAAGATTTTGTGCTTCAGCATCAGTAACAACTTTCTTAAGTCCTAATGTCTTAAAGTTCTTATTATATATAACCTTATACATAACACTCCTTATCCTTTATAAAGTAAGGTTGTGGGCGGGAAAGCAAGAAGAAGAAAGCGCCATCCCACCCCTTAACCTAAACTTAAGATACTAAATAGGTCAAATTAAATAGTAACTCAAATACATCTACGAAATTACTCGGAATGTATGTGATGGTATCCATAAGTAACCACACAAAACATCCACACGTAATACGTTCTTATTATCTAAAATTTCAGCAGACTTAGAAACACGGAGAGAAATTCCGGTTTTAGGATCTCTGAAAGTTGAAGATTCAGGAGTATCAAGTTTTGCCAACGGTGGTGTTACAATATAAAGTGATTCATTCGTATAAGCCAAGTTTGCTCTATGAGTACTAACAACAGTAACAACAGCGTTATCAGGAACAACATTTGTCGCAACAGCTGGAGAGTTAACAATGTTTTGATTTGGATTTGTTGAATCACCGATAATTGCTGGAGATACAGTAAAGGAAAGTTCACCAGATGGATTCGAACTAGCATCTAATGTCGCAACAAATTGCATTAATCTACCAGTATTGGTTTTCGTGATTGGATCAACTTTGTATACATCTGCTATTTCAATAATGTCACCAGCTTTAACAATCTGGGCAATCGTTGCGGTAAATCCATCCATTGCGATAACATTACCTGAGGAAACGTCACCGTTCACAAGAGGAGTGCCAATGGGGCCAGCCGTATATGCAGTATGAGTTGCAATCAATTGCTCTTCAAACATATCAAACGCAGACAGATGTCCTAATTTAGATTGCATTGAGATATCAGTATTCAATGTAGTATTGAATGAATTCTGAAGTGAAGATTTCAATGCGGAAGAGTTAGCTGGTGTAAGAGCCATATAACGATGTTGCATCGGAATGGCAAGTTCAGTCATTTGGGCACTAATAGAATCAATAGTCGTAAAACTATTAATCGGCGTTCCAACAGTACCGAACCAGTTATATGTATGTAACGCCGCACTAACAGCGATATCTTTGTTCATTTCACCAATAATTGCATCAACACCAGGATAGAACACGCGATCCATCCAAGTATCTGCACGCAATTTCGTTGATAAATCATCCGTAGTATAGGTTACAGGATATGAATATAAACTCTGCAACGTTAAAGGAAGTGAAGATTCAACAATATCAGATGCTGTAACTGTATTTCCTCGCTGAACTTTACCAAAGTTTTTCAAACGAATATTTACTGTATCACCAGCATCATACGTCCTATCTGTGAACATACCATCGTATGAATGATTCGCAGTGTGAAAGAAAGTGTTGTTTAAAATAAAATGAGCAGCAGCTTCTTTTGAAAGCAGCGTACTATTAATAAATGAATTAGCCATATGTCATCTCCATGTAAAATGTATTAGTTAATATAATGCCTTTAAAAGCATTCAACTTAAAAATTTATATATATAAATCGGTGATTATTTATCACCATACATGCGCTTCTGTTCAACACGTTTACGACGCATAATAGCTTCAAAGCTACCATCATCGACAACCGTCTTCGCAGAAGGTTTCACAGGCGAGATTGGTCTGGGAGCATTAGATATTAGTTTCTGTTTCACTTGATTCTGTGCTTGAAATTCTAAGAAATTCATAGCTTTCATCTGTTCAACAGGTCTAAGTTTGGATATTTCAACAAGCTTCTCTGGATTACTTTTCCAAGTATTATAGAAAACTTCAACACTACCGGGAGATGCTATCATGGTTTCAACCATTATTGGAGTTAGATGACTGGTAGCCTGTTCAACTACGTCCTCGTAGTCGTCATATTGATCTTTCAAGTCTTGGATTTTATCATTAAATGATTTAACCTGAACTTTACGATCATCATATTGTCTTTGCGCTAATTCAGCCTGTCTTATTTGTTGCAACTTCTTTATAACGAGACCTTCAGTACTATTCTCTTCAACATAACTTCCTGTTGTAGGATCTAGTATCTTACCGGCCTGACTTTCATCAGTTGACGGGTTATATACAGCAGCAACCTGCCTTTTAAGCTCTTCTAACTCTGCATCTTTTTCACGTAATTGTCTTTTAGTTTGCCTATCTTTCTGAGCAAGCCTCTTTTTTACCCAATCTAATTTCTCCGGCTGCTGATCGTCAGTCAATGCTTCTTCTGGTTCACCTTCAGAAACTTCTTCAATTGTTTCTTCCGATTCACTATTTTCCGTAATATTTTCAGACACTTCAGTTTCATTACTTAAAGTATCTTCAACAGTTTCGGTTACATCTTCCTCTCTAACCAACAAACCATCTTCAGAATCAATCATATTTTTCTCCTGACTGTACATTTCGGCGTACATAACCAATTACTATGAATTCCCGGTTCATATTTCCGTCCGCTTACAAAGCGTGATGATTTAGTCTACCATTAAATTATTCATTTTCAATCTTTAATGCTTTTTTTAGTATATCATTTTCACGTCGTAATTTCATTCCCTCAGTTTTTATCAATTCTTGCTGATAGCTTAGCTTGGCTTTGCCAATATTTGCGGCAGCTTGAATCTTATCAGCTTGATTTTTACTAAAATCTTTTCTCATATTAGATTGAGCTGTAATCATTTTAGATTTAGCAGATAATAGACTCGCATCAGCTTTCTTTTGCTCTGCTTGTGCAACACTCTGCATCATCATTGCCTGTGGATTCGGGGGAGGAGGCGGAGGAGTTTCACCTCTTTCTTCCATCGCTATGTTAGGTATTACATGATCTCTAATACGCTTAACTATTTGAGCAACGTTGCTTACCTCAAGATTCTCAGCTACTAAATCAGGTATAACTTCACCAACCTTAGGTATCATTGATATTAAACTAATCATCTGAGCATACGATTCAGCTTTTTGCACTGTAAATGAAGAACCTGCTGTAATTTCAATGTCATAATCTCTTCGTTTAATTTGATTTTCGTATTCATCCTTACCTATAAGTTTATTAATCTCAACAGGAACTTTTCCAACGCCTTCTTTGTTTAAAGTAATGGTTCTATATGTATCATATATTGTTGGAATTAAGTCTAAAATAACTCTACCAAGTTGAGATTGTGCTCTTAAAAGATTATCAGGATACATAAATGCAGTGGTATTCTGCTGAGTTATTCTTGTTTTTATAGCAACGTTTGCTACCTCATTACTTCTACCTCCAGATGCTGGTTCATATCTACCTAAAATCGTAAACAAATCATGTTCAGCTCTTTGATATTGCTGTAACAATGAAGCGGGTATTTCTAATGGGGGAATTGGAATCGGGCCCCCACCAGTTTGAGGATCCGGGTCATATAACAAGGCCATGTTATCGTTATCTAACCCCTTCCAAGCCTGTTGTTCCTTTTCAACATTTGCTCTCGTTGCTAAAAATCTTTCCTTTCTTCCGCCTTTAATATAACTTATCGTTTCTGTTGCTAAATAATTTATGAATTTTTGAGTATCAACAGCAAATTTAATAAATGGACGAGTTATTTGCTTACCCCTATCATACCAACTATCGCCCTCAACATATATTAATGGTAAGTATTTTGAAGGCCATTCATTCTCTTCTAATATCCTATCCCTTAAAAGTCTGTAATGTTTTATTGTGCAATAAGATGAGTCTCGTTCATCAACTACTTCTATTGATTCAACTCCAGACGTTAAATTTACGCCACGTCCAGTAGCTTCAGATAAAAGCTCTAAGTTTTGAAGGTTCTTCAATTTCTCTCTTTTTTCTCTTAATACTTTATCGACATCTTTTTTATCTACCGTACTTCCATCGCTAAGCTTACATATTTTCTTTTTATGCCATTCTTTAACGTAGTGATCAGCTATTGTTACGGTATCTTCGTTAACCCATTCAATAACATCCATTTCAGCTGGGCTTTCGAATTGCATTTGCCTTATATCATCAGGATTTATATTATATTTCTTTTCTAATTCTTTTATTGATATGTAACTTATAACCCCACATACCTCACCATCGCTCTTATCTGATTCTTTGGCGGCAGAATCCCAATAACATGATTCTGGTTCCTCTATGCAAACAACTTTTATTTCCTGATCGAATGAATCCTCATTCCTATAATCAACGCTAACAAATATTGCACCATAACCGATCTCTAATTGGTTCTTATATGCTGTCTCATACACAATATCTGTTTTCGAATTATATGCGATAGACTTTAATATATCTTCTATAAACTCTGATTCTTCAATCACCTTTTCATAGTCTTCGTCATCATAATCTTTCGGGGTTATTTTTAGATTAGGTGACATTTGTCTTACTTCACCAATTAATTGCATGACAAACGCGTACAACTTATTAACTGTCATCGGAACTTTATTGTGAATCCTATAATACTGTTCGGCTGCGCTATCCCATTGATTACCAAATAAGAAATTTTTAAGCGACCGGCCAGTCAAATTATTATCTTTAAAATAACTAAACCAACTTTCAATTTGACCTGTAAAAGTATCAATAAGTTCACTGTTGTCTTTGCTATCATTTTCCATATTTAATCCTTAACCATGTTAACACCACGCCGGTGCTGAAGAATAAAAATCGTCGCCTATCTTTGTCTTCTTCTGCTCTAATATATATTCTAAGCAAATATACTGCAAGCAATCTTGAATATCACTGAATGGATGTGTTTTATCAGGCATTTCTCTGAATGTTTCTTCTCCAATTACTCGTAATTTCTTGTAATTATATTTACCTAAAAACCCTTTTCTTAATGTTGGACACTTATCTTTATCAATAAGAATTGCTGGCCTACCATCAATTAACTTTGATAAAAATTGTTTTACGGAATCTAATCTTTTTAATACGTCATTCGATAAAGCTTTTCTTGTTGCTATCCCACACTCCCCCAATACTTGCATACATGAATGTTTAGTTGAATCTGATGGCCTATCTGAAGGATCGCCAACAGAAACATAAGGATTTCCAGTAAAGTTTGCTTTAAGATATGGATACACAACATTCTGAGCCAATTCTCTAACAGAAGTATTTTCTGTACAGAATTCCTTTAGAATAAGCAGCTGACCAGATTTAGATAACTGCGCAATAAGACATGCTGGAGTTAGACCAAAATCCCATCCAAGTATAATATCCACATTTGCATCTTCTTTAATGCCAGAGTCAGCATGTAAATCATCATTATAGTTTGGATATACTTTCTTACCACTAATTACAGCGCCATATTCCCCCATGCAAAATACTTTTATGAATTCCTTAGTCTCTCCAAGCGCTAAATCTTCATAATATGATGGTGATTGAATATGAATCATATTATCAGCATCTTTATTTGTAATGTATTTTCCATCTACCTCCATCAATCCAGGAGGTTGTTTATGCATCACATATTTATCAGGCTTTTCAACCTCAAATATCCTGTATATCCAACTATCAATATCGGGTGGATTAGTATCGCCAATTATCCCAGTCCAGTATGGACACGGTTCATCCTTTTTTCTTTCTTTCTTTCCAAGCATTTGAGCGGTTGGATATCGTCCATTAATACGAGATTTAACATTTGAAAGAACTGCCGAGTCTAACTCGGATGTTTCATTAAGATATGCGCCAGTAAATTCAATGGATTTCATTTTCTTTACATCTTCCGCTCTATCTACGGCTAAAAACATTAATTCTAAAACAATCTTACCATCTTTTGTTGCAAACTCATGAATACACTTTATTCCATACTGACGATTTATTCGTACGTTACCAAGCTTACCAAACCAATGAAGCCATGTCTGAAGTGTAGTCGATTCAAGTTCTCCATATGTATTTCTAATGATTAACCATTTTGAACGTCTAACGCCGTCAGAACATGGAATCATGTTAATTGCTCTCAACACTATTTCCGCACAACATCCAGAGCTTTTCCCTGATCCGTACGGGCCCATAATTAATCGAACGAAGCTATCGTCACCATGGAATATGTTAAATGTTTTACTGGGAACATATAATCTGTTTTCCAGTTCAAGTGAATGTTCGATATCGTCTGCCGTTACTGATATTTCCGTTGTTCTATTTAGAACTTCCTCCAAACGCTTTATATCGCTTAATACTTTAAGCTTATTCATTCAATTCTTTCTCTCTAGCCATTTTCTCAAGATTATTAAGCTTCTCTAATATCTCAGAGTTTGTTTCTTCTCTTTCTTCTATCTTTGATTTATTGTCAATCAACGACATAAGATTGCTTGCGGCAGATTGAGTAACCATTCCATCTTGAACCATCTCAGTTACTTGCTTAACGGCTTTAGCATTATCTTCAGTTGAAAATCTCTTTGGTAACCCCTTTGCCGGAGCTTCCCAGAACAAACCAAGATGCCTTCCAAGTAATTCTAGCGCCTTAACCGCGCATGGCTTTCCTTCGTTCTCATTAATAATAGCTATCAAATTCTCTATTATGTATTTCTCGTCGACAAGGCTCTCTTTTATTATAATTGAACGCTCATCAACAATTTTTTCACTCATTTTCTCCATTTGTTGTTCATAATATTCATGAACAAGCTTTCTCCTAAATACCCTAGAAGCATCTATTCTCGTATTGCGATTTACTTTTGTTTTCCCATACGTTTTTACAAATGCGTCTATTTGACTTCCACATTTTATGTATTCGTCAATATATGCTCTTTGTTGAAGTGATAACGTTTGAATACGCATGGGGATATATTAGTTATTACATGGGGGTTGTTTTTTGTCAGCGTTTTCGCGCTTCTTGAACATTTTCCCTATCTTTTTTAAGAGAAAAGAAAATACATTGACGATAATTTTAAATATTCTCATATCAACTCCTTTTAATTAACAAAATATAATAAATCAATAATACATTATATGTCCGACGGACACAATAAACAACGCATCTTAGAGTTTTATAGATTATTTATAAATATCTTATAAATTGTTATTGACATACTAATAAGTTAGTAATATTATGTTTTTACATTATTTTATTAATAATGTTCTTTTAGTTTACAAAATGGAGGAAAATATGTATAATGAATACTCGAAGGAAATAAATTACTTTGCAAGCAAAGAACTATATTTGCATTCTATTGATAAAATAGATGTGGAAAGACTAGCTTTTCTTTATGTAATAGCTCATCCCATTCATACTGTAACAACTATAGATTGTCAGTTAAATAATCTAATGTTGAGTTTTTATAGCGGTAAAACTAATGTTGAGTCTATTGGTGGAGAGATTTTAGATGTAATTCACAAATATATAATAGAAAGAATAGAACTTGATCTGGATGATGAAATATCATCGTTGAGTTGGGAGAAAGTGTTAAATTTTAACACTTTATTAAAAAAGGAAATTAAAAATAACGCAGGGAGAGAATAAAAATGAACAACTACAGCGACTCTTTAAGACATTTAATGTTTACAAAAAAGAAACTATCTGATATTTCTGAAGACGAAAGGAGGGAACTTTATAAATTATACATTAAACGATTTGGATTTGTTATTTTTGCGAATGAATCTGTCGAAAATCTGGTAATTGATATGTTTTCAGATAACCCCAGTTACAAACACGATAATAAAATAATTGAGAATTTTAAAAAAACCATTTCTAGTGCAGTTGACAATGATTTAATTAGATATTTTAAAGCTGAAAGCGAATTTAAATCATCGTCTAAAAATAACGAAAAACCATTTTAATCATAAATAACAAGGAGGATAATATGCTTGTTTTAACGAGAGGTATAGGAGAAAGAATTATAATTGGCGAAGACATATTAATAACTGTTATAGATTTTATATCAAGCAGAGTTCGAATAGGAATCTTAGCTCCTAAAGATGTTTCTGTTCATCGTGAAGAGATTTTTAACAGAATAAAAAAAGAACGTGAATTTTTAAATGAACAGTATAATAATAAAGATACAATCAAATTTGATGTGGAAGAAGATAATTTATCAAATGGAAACAAATAAAGGAGAATTAATATTATGAAGAAAGACATTGTTGGAATATTTTTTAACAGAATAATTTTATTAGGTATAGTGGTCGATACATATGTTAAAGAGGGAGAGGACTCAAAGATAATAATAGAAACCATTAAATTTTCAGAAACAATGAAGACAGAGATAAAAACTATTATATTCAACACTCCTGTTATTGGAGCATTTATTGAAAAAAATATTGAAAAGGGAGATGTTGTTCATATTACTGGAATATATCAGATGGATAACTTTACAACAAATAATGCACGAACGCTTGCTTTTGCTGATAAAGATGGTTGTGAATTAAGAAATAAAAAAAATGAATCCCTTGTTGTGTTAGGAGAGGAGATTTGTATTGTAAACGGGAAAAGTTCTTCTTATTTGTTTTTATCTCCCAAACAATAA